TTATAAAACTGTTTAACTCTCTTATTTGCTTGTTTAGTCTTTTCAAAAAATTTTTGATTTTTAGTTTTCTTCTCTCCCCATTGCATTCCTTTAACTCCAGACATCTTTGTCACTTCTTCTTTCTTGTCTGTAAGATTGACTTGCTGTCTTTGTCCTTTTTCTCTATGAATACTTTTTACGTCTTCCATTTTATTTTCTCCTGTTAGATTTAAAATATAAATCAGCGTCTATATTAATTTGTATAGACGCTGATTTAATATTTTATTTCTTAATTTCTTAATTTCTTAATTTCTTAATTTCTTAATTTCTTAATTTTATCTTACGTAAGATTAATCTAAAATTTCACTATAAGTATGGTTAAGACAAGGATTTATTCTTACGCCATTTAGGTCTTCGTTGCCATGCTGGATTTATTCTTCGATAAGATTTTAATCCTTGAGTGAATTCATTGTCACGAATTTCTAATGGTTGTTGTTTGCCTTCTTTTCCCCACTTCATTCCTTTAACTCCAGACATACAGGTTACATCTTCTTTTTTATCTGTAAGATTAACTTGTTGTCTTTGACCTTTCTCTCTAGGAATACTTTTTACGTCTTTCATTTTATTTTCTCCTGTTTTTAATCAGCGTCTATATTAATTTGTATAGACGCTGATTTTAAAAATTTAAGTATTTGGCGTATACCCCAACTTTGGCCAACTAAAAAATGCAATTGAATCTTGTTCTGCATAAAGAGAATTAAATGGCCAATCTGAATTAGTAGTTAAAGGAGCTTCATCCTTCTGTGCTGTTCCTTTAAATGGCGCAGAAACATAATTATCTCCCCCAAAAGTTAATTCAAGATCTTCTGCTGTAATTTGCAATCTACGAATCCATAATCTCATTTCTTTACCAGATTTATTTTTTCCAATAAGAATACAAGATGGATAAATTGCGGGCGGAGCTTCATGACCTAAAATTACTCGATTCCAATTTGGATCACTGTCGTCAAATCTTCGTTGACTTATTAATGCAATAGTTTCCGGTTGCAATTGTTTAATCTTAGCTTCAATTGTAAATTCTTGATCAATAATATCCCTTGCAATTTCAGTCTTTGGAATACCTGTTTTAAAAATTGCATAGGTAACTTTCTGTCTCCATATCTTTTCAGCTTCAAGATAGCCCAATCCTTTTAAACCAACTCCATCATGTAAATCTATGTATAGAGCAGGATCATGTAGGAACATATAATTAACATCATTTCCAAAGTTAATTGTACTTATGTTTAAATCATTTGGCATTTTCTTTTCCTCCAATTTTTAATTTTTAAAGAGCTTTATAAACTCTTCAGGGTTAATTCCCCTATCATCGATATATAAATCAGCCACTGGTTTTCCCATGACTAATGTATGATATTTAAGACCTATAAAAGTTAATTGTTCTATAGTTGCATTAAGATAATTCCAATGTCTTGCTGTTTGTAAAATTATCGTATCCCCTTTTTCATATCTAGAATTAATTATTTTTATTAAATCTGTATTTTCACGAATTAGAAGATACTGCGCTCCTGTGTAATTGCAATATATAATTGTACCATCTATATCAAACACAAAGGTCATTATCTAAGTTCCTTTCTTTTTTGTAATTCAGAATTCAAAATTTCCCTTTTAAAAGATTTTCCCAAAGCCTGTTCAATATCTCTAATTCCTCTTACTAATTTAAAAAGACCTGAAGGTTCTATACTTGATAATTGATCTGATCCCCATAGCATTCTATCTAATGTAATGTGCCTCTCAATCCAAGACACTCCCATAGAAGCTGTTGCAAAAGTTGTAACTAACCCAAATTCATGTCCAGAGTAACCTATTTCTTTTCTAAAATATTTTTTCTTTAACCAATTAATATAATTTAGATTCAATTCTTTTATATCTGCTGGATAAGAAGAATTGCAATGCATAATAATATCTGGGTCACATTCAAAAATACATTTTTCTATTTCTTCTTCTGTAGACATTCCAGTACTGATTATTAAAGTTTTAAAATTACTTCTACAATATCTTATAAGTTCAAAATCTATAATCTTAGCAGAAGGTATTTTTATTATATCTACAAAATCTAACATAAACTTTGCACTATCTAAATCCCATACAGAAGCAAACCACTTAATATTTTTTAATTTGCAATAAGTATCTATCTCTTTATATTCTTTTAAATTAAATTCAAGTTTGTGTCTATATTCAATATAAGGAATTTCTCCCCATGGGGTATCTCTATGGATCTGTTTTTGCTTTTCTGGAACACACTTATCAGGATTTCTTTTTTGAAATTTAATATAGTTAACTCCTGCAGCAGAACAAACATCTATTAATATTTTAACGATAGCCATATCCCCATTATGATTTATTCCTATATCTGCTACGATATTAATCATTATTACATACCGTTCCTTTATGAATTTTCTTTTCTAAAAGAACATGTGCCCATAATCTATAATCAACAAAATTTAAAACTTTCATTCTATATAGAAAAGACATTTTATCAAACCACAATTTCCATTCTTCTGGAGTTTTTAAATTTATATGGATCGCTCCAAGTCCTTTTGCAATCCAATCTTTATCTCTTGCAACTGAATGAGTAGCAATTTGATGATAGACATATTTTTTTGAAACTCTATATTCTTCAACAAAAGTTTTTTCTTCAATTTCTGCAGGTATATGTTCCATCCCATCTAAATGAACCACAAGATCAAAAAAATTATCTGGGAAAGGAATATTATCTGCACTTGCTTCAATTATATTCATATCAGGTCTATATTTTCTAATCTCTTTTGCAGCAATATCTATACAAGTTATTTTTAAATGAGGATATTCTCTTTTAAAAAAATCTGTAAAATATCCTCTTCCACAACCAACATCTAATATAGTTTTAGAATCCTGAATTGCTCTCTTTACAAACGTATGTATTTTATCATTTCCTCTTAAAAATATTTTTGGTCTTCCAGACTTCCAACCATATTTATTATCTGTCAAATATAAATTATTGTATTTCATTTTTTCTTTTTTTATCAATTCTTTTATTTCCACTTTATATCTCCTTGTCTTACTTTACCCTCAACAATCCCGTTAAGCAAATCTAATATGAAATCATCAGTTTTAAAGTTAGGATATTTCATAAATAAGTCATAAAAGAATTTGGCATTACCATAAAAATCATGACCATCCACTTTTTTTCCTATATTAATTACATTTCCCTGTGCTTTTATTTTACTAGGAAGATATCCATCTATATATTCTTGATAATTATTATAAGAAAAATCAGGTCTCTTACTTGCAAAAAAATCTACCCCTGTCATATATAAAATTTTAGGATTACAATTCAATATATCTACTATAATGTAATTTCCCATAGAAGCACTCTTTAAAACTTTATTCACTTCTATAAAAACCTCTCGTATAGTTCTGGTATAGACGTATTGATTAAATGTCTTTAAATCCTCTAAAGAAGCTCCTTTTAAACATAACCATTTTACACCTTTCATTTTCATTTCTTTTATTGGAAAAGGTTTCATCTCTCTGTAATATTGTCTGTTATTATAATTTATATCACATCGCATTCCATAGTCTCTATAATATTCTTGTTTACTAAAGCTCCAAGAATGTCCAGACTTAGCAACTATTTCATAAGAATCTATTTGCTTACCAAATCTTCTTCCAATTAAATTTGGACAAGATCCTACAAATACAATATTCTTATTCTCTATATAGTCTTTAAATTCCATTATAATTTTTCTATTTCCCAAATCCCCATATAAGAAACTTTAGGCAATATTTTAGGATCTTTAATATCCGGTCTTTCATTTAAAAGAATTATGGGTTCAGGCCAATTAAATGGTTCCAAAGTCATATTTCTTTTTACAAGCAGTATACATTCAGTATCTTTATTGCACTTTACTTGAGGAGAAGTAGAGGTCATTAAATAAGTCGACCCACTTTTCTTCAAATTTTTTATAGATTTTAAAATGTCTTTAATCGTTAAATGGATGAATACACTTCTAGCAAAAACCAAATCATTTTTTGGAACTACTTCATCGACTATATTCATACATCTAAAATCAACCCCAGGATATTTTATCTTGTTGCTTTCTATAAGATCATTAACGATATCAACCCCTGTATATTTAACTTCTCCGAATCCGACCTTATTCATCCAAAAGAAATTCCCACAACCACAATCAATGAATGTTTTAACATCTAATTCTTTAAATAAGCCAGGTAAAAAATCTATTATAGCTTGAGCATTTAAAATTCCTTCCCCAGCACCCCATAACCCTTTGTTATTTTGTTTAACTTTTATATTATATAGATTTTCCCATTGTTGCTTTAAAGATAAACTCCTATTTCTTTCTATCCAAGGTTTACTCATTATTTTTCTCCTATTATAATTTTTCTATTGCAGTTTTTCTTTCCATTGGGTCAAGTTTATATACTTCTGTATCTTTATAATATGAGTCTCCAACGATATGAGTTGTTGAAATTTCTTCGAATATAACCCCCTCTTTACCAGTCCAGAATCCATGCGCTCTATATCTATCAACTAAAATATCGTCTCCAGATCCGAGTTCGAAAATATCTTCTTCAAGTTTCAAAGTCATTTTTCCCCAAAGGATTCTGAATGTCTCTTCCTTACTATGATGAACGTGATTGAGATAATGTTGATTCGGAAACATGATCAAGAACTTTTTGCAATACTGTCTATTGATAACATTAATTACGACAGCCCCGAAATCCAAAAACTTATCAAAGCCATAATGATGACAAAGTTCAACTTTGCATTTATCATTAAGAAATATTCCTGCCTCATTCAACATTGACTTGGCTCTATGAACATATCTTCGAGTCAAATTGGTTTTATCTTCTTCTTCCGACTTTATTCTTATCGGTTCATTTTGTTTCGCATTTTCCCATAACTCCAGATTTTTTCTATATGAATTAAATTCTTCACTTAATAATTGTTCAGGAAAACTTGGAAAAGCAAAAAAGATATTTCCTAAATTTAATTTTTCGTTAGTTGTAATATTTTTCTTCGCCCATACCCCCCTTTTCAAATGTTTTAAATTTTCCTTTTCAATAGAAGAAATTTCTTTTTCGTTGTTCCCTAAATATCGTAAAGTATTAGATAAAAATTCCATATAAACTTCGGTTTCTTCCGGACATATTGAATAGACATTTCCATTATTATCAAGGTCGATATGACGTTCAATTATTTCAGCTCCTTTGGATACTGCGATTTTCATAGGTTCAAAATTCCCTTTAGAAGAATGATCAGAAAATCCTATCCTAGATTCTGGATAACGCTTTTTCATTTTATCAATACATTTTAAATTCATTTGTTCCATTAGAGCAGGATAAATTCCTATACAATGTAATAAAGAAAATTTGTTCCCTTTATGCCTTAAAAAATTATATACATTATCTATCTCATCCCAATTTAATCCTCCAGTAGACACTATTATAGGCTTATCACAATCAGAAATTTTATCAAGTAGTCCCCATTCATTAGAACAACAACTTGCGACCTTTATAAAATCTAAATTACATCTTTTAATAAATTCAACTGAATCTTCATCAAATGGAGTTACACCTAACAAAAATCCTTTTTCTTTTATATAAAAACATAAATTAAAAAAATCTTCATCAGATAATTTTGTTTGTACGAATCTTTCTATATAAGGCAAATCGAATCTTAATTTATAGTTAGGATGAATAAATGTCTCTATATTTCTTAATTGTAATTTAACCGCAAAGTCTATATCTTCATACTTTTCTTTTATAGGAACAAGAGCATCTACAATCTTAAAAGCTCTTTCAATGCTCCCATTATGATTATTTGCTATTTCAAATATTATTAACATAATTCTAAAACCTTATCGAATTCTTTTTCTAAAATAGTATATCTTATTACATTAACAGGCTTCATAGAATCCAAACCTAAATTATTATGATGAATGTATAAATTTATTATTCCTTTTTTAAAATAAAATCCATATACAGCATGGCAAGTATTTTTAGGTTTTTCTCCTTTAAACAGTTTACTTTTTTCATTAAAAAATTCAGTCTTTATTTGCCAATCAATTCCATTTAAACTTTTTAATAATTTTATACAACAAGACCCTTCTTGATCAAAATAAGGAGTTAATCCTATAAAAATATTTCTATATTTCATCATACAAGGAATGTAATAATTATCCTTATCTTTTTCATATCCTTCTATATTAATTAATTTAAATCCTTTCCAATTTATTAAATCTTTAGATGTAGAATATTGTATATACCTAAAGCCAGGATTAACATTCGCTCTAACGTAAAGAAAGTATTGATCTGTAATATTATCATAAATACAATTCACTAACCCATCAAACTCTGAACCCTTTCCAAAATTTTTTATAGCATCTATATAGCCTTCATTCTTTGTAGTTATGATTGGTTTTGAATAAACCTCTTTCCATTTTATTCCATCTTCACTTTCAAATAAATAAATCCCTCGAACATGAGATAATATTTTTTTATTGGAAAGTAATTTTTTATGCTCTGCTAAGTCGAAAATCTCTTTTGTACAAGACCATTGAAACTTTTCTTCATAAACTTTTTTAAAGTCCGAATATTTTTTTATACCATGAAAATTTTTATCATGTTTCCAATTATCTATTCCTCCCACTCCATACAATTTATTTTTTCTTCCATAAAAAGGAGAAAAATTATGACTCGCCCCTGTTTTTTGTAAAATAATATTTTTTTCTATACCAAAATTTATTCCATCTCTACTTTCAACAAAGATTGTATTGTGATACTTTACCCATCTATTACTGTATAGTCTTATAATCCCATCAGGACATTTTAATAAACTATAATATATTGCCTTTCTTGCTTCAGATTTATAAACAATATTTTCTTTCTTTAATTTAATTTCTTGATCCATGAAGTGTCCTTAAAAATTCTTTCAGGAGTTATAAAAATATTATCAACAACCTTCTTGACTTCGGGAGCATTTTTATTTGCATAGTCATGCCCTCCTATCCAACCTTCAGATTTAATTTTTGGTAACCATATTTGTATGTCTAATTGAACCGAATTAAATTGATGATTTCCATCTATGTAAACAAAATCAAAGATTTCTTTTCCAACAAAAAATTTAGACCCCTCTATACTCATAATTTTAAGATGCTGCACATTAGAATATTTATCTAAAATTTCTTTCTTAAATTGTTTATAAACGACATCCATTGAATAAGTAAAAGAAGAAGAATCTTTATCATCATACCCATTAATAAAAGGATCTATAGATATAACCAATTTAAAATTTTCTGCAAAAATCTTTGTAGAGTCCCCAACATAAGACCCTATCTCTACCATAGTCATTTCTTTTGTAGATATTTTTGAATTGACTTTTATATATCGAATTAGATCTTCTAATCCAATTAAAGCCCATCTAGAGTTTCTTATTGAAATTTTATTCATATTTTTGGTCTGTAGACTATTTCTTCTTTTAGACTACATATTTTATTTTCACAAAACTCTATACATCTTGGTCTTAAAAATAATAAAAAATTTTTAATATTTTTATTTTCACACAAAAAATTATCTTTATTATAAACACAATTTATATTATTTCCAACACCGGAATATTCAACATTCATTTTTATCCTCCTAAATTTTAAATCTACTCATGATAATATTCAAACCATTTTCTTTCTAAAGGAGTATACTGTTCTTCTCTTATATTAGTTTTTTTATTCCATGGCTTCTCTCCAACAAAATGAAGGACTTTAGCATTTTGCAAAACAGGTTTAAAATTTTTCGTAAATAACATTCTTTTCTCGACATTGTAAACTTTATCTAAATAAGTTATCTTGTTCTTAAAATACATATTTAGGGTTGTTTGATCTGGCATTTTATGTCCTGATTTTGCTATTCTTAATAATTCTGTATAGACTTGCTCCGTTAAATTTATGTCATTGACAACAAATACCCCAGAGTTTATATCTCTTCTTAACATATCATGAATAGAATCGTATCCTTTAACTGCCGCGAAAGGAGCAGAACATTTGAATAAAAATTCTATATTAGAGAGAATAAGTGCATCTGAATCTATAAAAACAACTCTATTAAAATCTTTTATATTAAAAACATCCAGTTTATAATATGTCGGTCTTAATTTAACAGCAGTAACTTCAAAATTAAAATCTTTGTATTTCTTTTTGTCTATTGATTGAAATAAAATAGAGTCATAACGATTTAATAATTCTTCTTTTGTTTTATTTGTCAATCCATCATCTAAAATTATTATTGGAAGATTAAACCAAGTATTGTATTTCAATAGAGAACATAACATTGCTTTGAATCCTTTGACAAATTCTTCATTAAGCATAGTCACTAGAGCTATATTTTTCATCTAATCCCTCTTTGAAAAGCTTCATAATCTTTTATATTATCTATATCAATAGGTATATCTATGGGATAAAAAATAGTATTTTTATTCCATAGGTTTTTATTTAATTTTTTTATTTCATTTGCATAGGCCATAAATATAAAGTGATTAACTTTAAACATTAAAGGATAATCTTGTCTACGATATAAATTATGCTTTACAATTTGAGTTCCCGTTCCATTTTTATTATCATAAAACCAACGATATGGATGAATTTCTTCTTGAGTTTTTTCTTCTCTACACAATAAAGAATTTGCATGATTATCTTTAAAAAATCTATACGTTTTAATAACCTGATTCCATCTTCTTTCAGGATAAGTTAAATACAACATTGTAATTATATCTCTTTTAGATATTTCTGGATAACTATTTTCAATTACATCTAATAAAACATCTTTAATATTTGAATTATCTTGACACAAACTTTCTTTCCTATAATAAGCTAAAAATCCATAAGATAAAGCCTGAGATAAAATAAATGTATCGTCTGTCGTAACAATAGTCTTATCTTTATATAAAAAAGGAATTTGATCAGCAGTAAATGAAAATAGCTTTCTATTTTTACCGGGAAGCCCTTTACTATTTTGACGAGCAGGTATAATTATCCAATCCATTATAATAATCCTAAATTTTTATAAAATTCTTCTATATTTAATTTATTCCAATTCTTATCCCATAAGTCGTTATGAAGATGAGCCCCATAGCTTTTTCCAACATCTGCATAATGTCCTAAAACATCCCCCTCAAGAATACTTTGATTTTTATATACAAAATTTTCTATTATATGCACAAACCTCATAAAATATTCTTGTTCTCTTATTTTATATTTCAAAATTACCATATTTCCAGCACTATGATGTTTGTCTATCCAGCGTTTTGCTTCTTCATAATCATCTTGATCATAAATTACTTTTCCTGTAAAGGGGGAGTAAACTTTATTATTTTCTCTACTAATAAAATCTATTCCATCGTGGAATTCTTTTTTACCATTTAGAGTTCTATCCCCATAATGACTTGTTATAATAGCATTATCAACTGGCAACCTCATTTAAAGCCTCCTCTATACTTACAAAATTAAAGAATGGAATTTTACTTTCAGGATTTAAATTGAAAATTCTATCTTTATACAGGTTAAAACTTTTAAAAGAATTAATATGGCCTTTTATTCTATCCCCTCTGTACCCCTTATCATTTCCATAAGGAACTTTTTCTTTTTCGTCATAAAAATGAATATTCATTGCTTTTTCATCCAAATCAAAACCTAACAAATAAATTTTATTAGCATCCATAATTATTGCTAAACTAATAGCAGCTAATCCAGATAATCTTGACCCAAAAATACCTTTACTAAATTTATTTTCTACTTTATCATTATTAACATAAAAAGGAATAGCATTTTTATTTTCTTTATTATACTGAGTTCTAAAAGAACAAAAAATTAATCCTTTGTAATTTTGTAAAATCTTTCTTGCTTCCTTATCATTTTTATCAAGAAAATTTGCATCTAAAAATATAATCGATTTCACCTTTGAATAATATACAATTGTGTGGTTAACCCCTATGGTAAATTCATTATCTAATCTTGAAAAATCAAATCCTCTTAAACTATCTCCACTCCCAATTATAAAACATTTCTTTCCTTTTAACATTCCATCTATATTTTTCTTAAAAAGAGTTTGTCCAATAAATTGATCAAAAAGTTTTTGAGTATCCTCATCTGGAATAAAGTCTCCAGTTTCAACAAGTTCTCTACATTTATTTAATGGAGCTATTATCCACTCTCCCTTTTTAACTTTTTTAATTGTGTCAGGATAGACTACATCCTTTATAAGAGCCTTTCCAGAGTATTGAACATTTCCTACTATCATAATAATCCAAAATCTTTATAAAATTCAATTTTAATTTCTGCTATTGCAGTAAACATTTTATCTTCACCCTGTAAAAAATCTTTTGAAATAGAAGTCGTACTTGGAACTAATCCTTCTACCACTCCGTTTAAAGTTATATCAAATCTTATAACAGACCAAATGTCATTTGAAAAATCTAATATTCCAATTTTATTCTTAGCATCATCTCCCATTATAGCAATATTAAGATTCATAGACCTTGTTGCATATTGAACTGTAACAGGATATATATGTCTTTCAAATTCTAAATTAGATGTATTGTCTACTCCTACTTCTATTCTTTCATCTCCAGGAACTACATTAAAAAAAGGAAACCTATCTTTCTCCATCAACTCATAAGGATCTTCAGCTATATATGCAGATTGAAAAGCATAAGACAATGTAGGATGATTTTTTAATTGATTTAATAGTGCCGTTATTACTGATTTCATTGTTGTCCCGCTTCTAAAGATTTTCGTAGCCAAGCGTATGTAAAATTGGCATGTTTTATTCCATCATTAAACCTCTTAGCATCCAATTTAAGAAAATTATTTATTCTTAAAGATGTATATTTATATAATGGTCTTGCTTTTTGATTTATCTTTCTTCCTATAATGTCTTCACCTTTAAAACCGTAATGAAATCTATTAACATAGTCTCCAACTTTCCCTTCATTTTCGTTAGGAACATTCGGATCTAATTTCCATATTAAACTCTTAGCACTATATTGTTTAATAGCTTGTTCTCCTGCCGCTGTCCTCATCGCTCCAGTTAAATACCCAATTCCAGAAACATGCTTTACTCTGATTTTCCAAAGTAGATAATTTACATTTAATCTCGGCCATAATTTATGAGTATCTCTATTTGGATCTAATTCATAATTTACAAATTCAATTATTTTAGGGGTTACTGCTTTCCATAAAGGAATAGCATTGCCTGACCCTTCTCTTATTTTATTAAGCCATTTAATGACTTCTTCTTTATTATTTATATCTATTTTAAAGTCTTCTATCATTTAATTTTTTATACTGTCTTCTACAATAGTATCTCCATAAGCGACTTCTCCTTCCGGTAAGAATCCATCTATTCCTTTTTTGACATAAAACTTTTTATTAAGTCCTGTATCCAATGAGGGATAATTTTTCGGAGTATAATCTGTTGTCCCTATCGTTATTTTTATTATTCCTTCTAAAACCTTTTTTAAAAGATCGTTATATTCTTTTTTAAAATATTGAACATCTGTCAATTCATCAACTTTTCTACTAACTCCATAGTAAATAATAAGAGTCAATTCTACAGATTTATAAATAGCCAATAGATTTATTATTTTTGAAGTAGAACCAATAGAGTCTAATTCTGCTTCAGAAATAATAGAACTAAGATCTACTTTAATAATATTTTCCGCTTGAGCTATTCTATCTTCTATTACAGTTTGTAGAACATCATTCGTATCAGCAAACTTTTTATCTGAATTTCTTACTTGCTCTTCTGTACAATAAGACATATTTTCCTCTTTAAAATAAATGGAGGGGAAGAAAGGAGACAAAAATCCCCTCCATAATTTTATTAATCTTTATTCAACTCGATTTAATCTATAACATTCTGCATTAAATACCAGCATTTAAGTTCAGCTTGTAGAATGTCATAATCCCATTCTGCCAGGATCTTTATCCCATCCGGGTCATTTTGATTTTCAGTGTATATTTTTAATGGATCATATTCCATGGTTAATATACCGAACATTTCATCAACGGCCGGATTCGATGGAATATATCCAATCAATACATCTTTTCCCCAAGGATTTGAAACTGCGGCTGTTTCACCTTTGTTGTATGCTCCAACTCTTCCATTAGATATTACAACATTTAATCCTTTAACCACAGGGGGAAGGCCAACAAGTCTCATGACTTGTCCTTGAAAATCAGAGGATATAATATCCATACCATACTGATATTTCAAAGTATCCTTTACAAAACTTAAATTGGCAAGATGAAGCGCTGCTTCAAATGGAATAACTATTGTATTCGCCACTGCCCCACAACCATCATAAATAGTTTTTACAGCCGTAAGAATACTTCCTTCTACGTCAGGATCAGAATCATCCCATTGAGCATTGGTTATTGCTTCTACATCTTCATATTGAGTAACGAGAGATGTATCTCTTAACACATTAGAAACTCTCATCTCATGTTTCAATTTCAAACGATGAGTGAGTTTATTGGTTTCCCTCTGCTGAAGTTTGACAGGCTGTTTTGCATTTTGAGCTTCTTTATTTGTAATAACGGAACTCAACGCACGTCTCCTTGTTCTGTAAGAATAAGGAGTTCCAACCGCAAAATCTACTTTATTGGAAGGAACAGATTCAGCATCATCATTCATTTGCATAATGGCATCATCTGCATCCACGAAAATTTTATCACTAAAATTTTCAACGGGAACTCTCGGAGCAAGTTTGTCTGCTATAAGATTTCCTACTGGATAAGCTAATGCCAAATTAGTTAGATATGTATCATATCTTACAATCCCTTTAGTAGCCATATTTTTATCCTCCTAAAATTTGACATTATGTAGCATAAGTGCCAATGTAATGTTTACATATTTCTACAGGAATTATTTGCCCAGATGTCCAATCCTGAGTTGCAACTCCTATAATCCATGAACCCGCTTGTGAAGTGTGTTTTGCACCCACACCCGCTGCTCCCGATGTAATCTTATCTCCCCTTGATCCAGTTCCAGTCATTTCAAGATATACAACTCCCGAATATTTAACTTTAATCGGATCATGTTCTGCATAAGTAGCAGCCCCATTTTCTGAAGCATTACCACTTACTCCAATGGGAAAAAGATTTTGATTAGTGTTATGAATAACTTCATCAGGATCAGTTCCTGCTTTTAAAATCCTATAAGGACTTACAGCAGCTCCTGCTCTTGCCGGCATAAATAACACATCTCGTTCTTCAGTCATTCCAGCATTATAACCCATATTGTCCTCCTATTTTCTTATTTCTGCACCAGCTATTGTTAAAGCTTCATGCATTGTTTTGCCCTGAGCTATAAGATCTTTTGTTCTTGCACTTATCAACTTTTCTTCATCTTCTGAAGGAGCTGATAAATAAGTTTTAGAAATTTCGCTCATATTGACTTTATTCGGATAGATCTTAAACAAATCCTGGATGAAGGTTCCAAATGGCTTTTCAATCTCTACCATGGTCTTTCCTCCATCTTCTTTGGTTACTTCTTCCGAAAACTTAATCACCTGGTCAGATTGTTCAGACATTAAAACAGGTCTAAATAATTCTATGATCACAGGGGGAATACCGTTTAAAGAGGCTTCTTTGCAAAGGGCATCTGCTTCAGCTTTCTTTGTTTTGAGGGTATTCTTTTTAAAATTATCACTCAAGTTTGTGATACTCTTTTCTTTAGATACAAGTTGTATCTTAAGTTCATTCAATTGAGTTCCGAACTGCTTCGCCTGTTCATCCATCATTTCCTGAACTTCAGAGAGCGAAATCATATTCTCTTTATTGGGTTTAATTACGATAGGATCTTCTTTTCCTTTTCCTTTGATAAGTTTTCCCACCATATCAGAGAATTTGGTAAGAAGACCCTCGTTATTTTTTTCCAATTTAGTATCAATGATACTCTCTACTTTTTCCGTCATTTCTTTCGGATCCATAATTTTTCCTCCATCGTCTTCTATTACTAAACTCCCTCTATACCCGAACCCCTGGCTCATAGGCACATCCACGATATGCTTCATAGAAGGAATATTAGAAAGAGCCACTGCTCTTATAATGTTTTTTCCTGTTTCTCTCCAATTTCTAACAAGCTCTGGAGATAAAGAGGTAAAAAGCCGACCTCCAAAGATAACTTCTTTTAGTTTCTTTGGAATTTGACCAATGTCTGCTATTACTTTTTTTCCTACTCGTCTAAAATTTGTTAATAATCCCATATTCGGAAGTTCTTCCCAGATATCGACATCTGCCATATTATATAATTCTCTTAAAATTACTTGCTGATCAGAATGACTAATTTTAATATTTGGTTTAAGTAGCCCTTTTGCTATTATTTCATTAGTATTTTTTGCATAGTCTTCAAGATCTTGTTCAGAAAAATTTAATCCATATGTATTTTCATAATTATTTAAAACCTCTACATCTTTAATTTCTGTATAGTCTCCAGATAAAAGATCTTGAATCAACTCTTTATTCATTTTATTTTCCTTTCTTATTTAAACTATTTATTATAACTTGATTATCTTTTATATCTTGTTCAAATCTTTTCTTTCTTGCTTCATGAGGATGTACAGAAATTTTTATAAAATTATTTTGTCTTACTTCCCCAGAAGTAGACATATTTTTTATTTTTTCTTTTTTTATCTTATAAGGCAACTTTTTCCCTTTTGGAGTTGTCTCGTCAAGAACATCATTATATTTTTCACCACCAAATGTTTTTTCATCGCCACCAACCACCTTTTTTCCTTTCATCCTGTAATTCATATCCTTATATCTATCCCTTGTTTGCTTTCTGTAAATTATATTTAAACAGTCCTCCATAGACCTATTCCGTATAAATATATTTGATAACCAATTGACCCAACATTTTTACTTTCCATTTTTATTTTAAAGTCATATATACCTGCAACAGCAACTGTTATATCTAAAATTGAATCATAAACTTGATTCGGGAATTCTCCCTCAAAGAAAAAATCTACTTCTCCGATTTTAACTGCATTAAGATAAAATGAGCCAATGCCACAAACTGAATATTTATAAGAACAGATTCTTAAGGAATATGTACCAGCCTGTAAATACATTTTATAAATTATTTGATCGTTAAGGTTACTAAGCATATTCCAAACCATGCCAAGACCTGCAGGATTATTATATGAAGCGTCTACAGTCTTAGAATCATAAGCGTGTAGACATATATTTATATGTCCATCTCCTCCTCCGCTACTTCCACCTAGATTATCTTTAACATATTCAGTATTCTCAATCATTGTATTTATATAATCTATAAGTTGATCATATCCTTTTTTACTCATTATAGAGTCATCTGAAAAAACTCTTTTTTTAATTAATCGTTTTAATTCATTATAGGCCATTTTAAATCTCCTTAAACCAAAATTGCAGCAGAAACCACGGTTGTCCAAAATCCTTTTTGAGCTTCTACTCCTTTAGAAATATACATACTCCTAAATTCTATATCCCCTTTTATAGTAAATAACATTTCTTTTGCTATTTCTTCTGCCTCAATTCCACATTCTTTTTCTGTAATCCAGTCCTTATGAAATTCAGATAAAAACCCATAGTTATTTTCAGATACATATTTATCATCATAAGCGATTCCTATTGCTGAAGATATAATTCCTTCTTCCCATTCTTTACTTGTATTGTCAAATTCACATCTAGATAACACACACGGAACAATAGAGCCTGATTGTATAAGCTCTAATTCTTCTATGTTATAAGAAGGAACTATGTTTGGAGGAAGAATACTAGAAACTTGAATTAAATTAAATCTTGCTATTTTTGCATCTCTTAAAGCCATTTCAAAAGATACAAGTTTTTTAAAAGCTCTTCCACTTCCAGATGTTAAAATTACTTTAGAGGGTTGATAAATCATTTTTCTCCTTTAAGCTGCCATAAACAATGACAAAATAAATTCCTCTTCTTCTTGATAATTATATTGTTTATTTTGACTTATCACTAGACATGAATCTTTATCTTCAAATAAATTAAATTTTAAATTGTCTTTTACAACTGTTTTAATTTTAATTTTATCTTCATTTTCAATAAGAAAAAGTTCATTTTCTATTAAATTTTTAAATTTTAAATTTGTTTTATCTTTATTTTCTTTTATTTGTAAATTACTATTTATTTCTACATTTAAAATGGATTTTAAACCATCTTTATTTTCATAAACAACAAAATTTATTTTTCTTGATTTATAAGGAATTTTTAATTTTGTAAATTCCTCAAATCTAATATTTCCTCCCATTATAGATAAAGACTTTACTGATAAATTAAATTCACAAAGATCTTGTTCTTCTATAATATTTAAAATACAAGGAATTTTTCCTGTATCAAATATCTTAGGATCAAATATCTTAGGATCAAAAATTCCTTTCATTCTTTTTTTCCTATTTCAATAACCAATTTAGCATATTCCTGAATAAGTTTATTTTTCTCTTTATCAAGTAAATCCATCCTATGTCTTATTTCCCAAGCTCTAGCTTTTAAGAAATCTTTATTTTGTTCTTTAACTTTTTTTATTTGCTTTACTTCTGCCATTATACATCCTCCACTTTAGCTCTAATTAAAATATTAAAAGTCATTTTCTTTCCAACTGCACCTTTGCGCTCCAGCAATTCGTTCCATTCAGACGCATTCTTTAATTTATTATTTTCTGTCAAAATTATCACATAAGTTTCCGGGGATATATATTGACTTGTTTTAGATGTAACATCATAATATTCTGCCATATTTTTCTCCTATATTCCTATCATTAAAACACCATTCGGTAAAGTCGCATGACCTTGCGTTCTCCATAGCTCTCCGACAACTCCACCTGCCGCTGCTTGAGTTGCTCCAGACTTTATATGTCTGAATACAATCCCACCATCGTTCATTATATACATCTGATTATTATAATTTGTTGCGAAAGTAATTCCCCAAAGGTTCGGTTCGTTTTCATCATTCCCGCGATTGGAATAAATAAGCTCTCCTGATCCTCCACCGAGCATTATCACGCTATGAGGATCAGAAAGTTCAATATTATCTTCTGCGAGAATACTATTCATCCCGTCAAAATCTACTGTTATCCCTTTTCGGATTTCAGCCCATTTAAATTGCAACATGAACTCCATTACCATTTGCTGCGAGTTAGGACTCCACATCTCCATTGGATCGCCTAGTTGTATTATCAAATCATTATGTAAATATTCTCCAAATTGCGGGTCTATCCCGGATATTCTTAACGATTCATTGTATGTATGAAGCCTTACCTGTGAATTAAGATCGGCATAACTTCCCTGAATTTTACCCTCTACTTTTTTTAGACTTATATCATCAAGATCAAATCTCGAAGCAGTAGCTCCCGGAGTAACAACTATTCCATCTGTTGTCGTTGCTGTGAACACTTCAGACCAAAAAGCATAATAGTCTAATGTGATTGTAAAAGATTTTCCCCCACATGAAATAGTAAACGGTTCTCCGTTTGAGTTAGATATGTACGCATATATTCTGTATGTCTCACCTATGACCGGAGGTGTAACCATACTGCCCGATGCTTGAGATAAAGTCCCTATCCCATCAGCATTTTTTCTAGCCTTACCGGATACATAAGCCCAACCTGTCCCAAGCGTCCATCCTGTCGCACTCCCAGTAAAAGTTCCATTAGTAACTTTCTCCGCACCTAAGCCTCCACTCGCTAATAAATCTTTACCGGTTATATTTCCTGTTGTTAATAAATTCTGTGCCGCGTTCGTCCAGTCTATATGTTCATTAGCAACATATCCAAAAGTATCATCATGATTTATATCCCCACTATTTGGAATATCTTCAAGGGTTGCAAAAGGATTAGATAAGGAAGGGAAATTAGCCCCTTCCATTGCATATTTTTGGTCTCCTGAAGGATCATTCAAATTTGAATGAGTAGAAAAATTTAAAGCTATTTTAGATTCTGATATTGCAGCAGAAGCATCGATATCTTCGTTAGTTATTAATTCTATTAACTCAATTACATCATCACTATTCCATTCATCTTTACTCATTTGATAATCTGGATCATCTACTCCAGTAATTTGCTGTTTAAATTTTGCTTTCATATTCTTATCCGTGAATTATTATTCCAGAAGTTAAACTAACCTTTTGTCCCATAGCTATATTTGTATTATCAATTATTATATTTGCACTAGACGTTCCTACTATTAATCCCTCAGCAATAAGTTCATCTAAAGAATTTACAATTTTTGCAATGGCTGCTATTCCTGTCCCTACTGCAATTTTTTCAAGAGGAACATCCATTATTGTTAAACTTCCATTAAGAATGGATGCAGATGGATTTGATAAAGAAAGAGACACCAACAAAGTTTCATAATTTAAACTATATATATTTATCTTACCTTCGTTCATTGCATCCGCAACAACTTGAAGTCTTGAATTTTTAATTGTATTTGAATAATTTAATGACATAATTTTTACCTAAATTTATCTATTAATTTATATATTATATACCCTGTTCCTATTGTTGCTCCCGCTCCAAGCGTAAATCCTAAAACTAATTTCCAATTTTTAGACTCTATTACTACGGGAAGAAAAGCTTCTTGAGTAAATTTTCTTTCATAAAGACTTCCTTCTATTTTTTCATTTAATACATTTCCTTTCTGACTTAATGTACTCCATTCAATCTTAAAAGGATCATTATCGTAATGCCAAAGATGATTCTTCATTAATTCAATGGACAAATCTTTTGACCTTTTTATTGATTTAGAAATAACTGGAGCAGCAACTGGTTGAATTATATCTTTATCCATATAATCATAAACTATATATCCGGTTAAACTACACGAAATAATAGTCCATACTGCTATTGCAATAATTATTATTTTATTCATGAAACTCCCCACCGGTCATTTTTCCTGTTTCATCTCTTTGAATAATTAACTTTTTATTTTTACCTTCAGGCATTCTTATTTCTACATTCATAGGAATATTTATAATTGAATTTTCTTGTTTCTTATCACTAAATACTTTAACCATATTATCTATATTTTTTTGTGTCTCCGATAATTTATTAGATAATTGTTTAAAAGATTCTTCTGATCTAGATGTATCCTCCTTTTTGATAATTGTAATAATTTTCTTTTGCACTATTGGTTGATGAATATGACTATATTCTATAGAATTTTCTGAAAATAATTTTAACTTTAATTCTTCTCCCAAAAGGGCAGTTAATTCATCAACGGTTATTGGTTTATTTTTATTTCCTGTTGTTAAGTCTGTCCCAATTACATCTATATTATTTATATCGTCAAGAGTCACAGGAAGCCATACACATCTGCACATATAATGCAAAGGAGGATCATATTTACTTCTTATATATGATTCAATGTCTATTACTGTACCATCAAGTTTTTTACAAAGACCACAAGTCTTTTTATCCATAATAGCAGAATACATTACTCGTTGAATCTCTTGACTTGCTTCTATCTGACCTGAAGAAACTAATTTTTTATTTTCATTTAAAAAATCTTCAAAGACTTTTCCTAAAGTAAATCCTATTTCTGTTTCTGCAGTAACTGCTAATTTTTGTATAGTTAAAAAATCATTTGTCATTCTTTTTAATCTATCTACTATTTCAGTAGATGATAATTTAGAGCCAAGATCAGAACTTAATTGATATTTAATTGCAGATTCATATTCTATCGCAAATTTTTCAGAGACAGTTTCAATTCTAAATTGAATAAATTGATTTAAAGTGTCCATGGACGCCATATTAAATCGACTATCTAATCCTTTTTTTATATTACTATAAGAATTAAAATATACTTCTTGTAAAAATTCTTTAAACACTCTCTTTATAGCTGGTCTTCTTATTTCTATTTTATTAACTATGGATACAAATTTTGCATCTGATGAATAATTTGCATTAATAAATTTTATTATTCTTTCCTGTTGCGATAAAATTTCCTCTCTTAAATCATTTTGAAATTGTGCTGATCTTATATCTAAAAAAGACTCTATACTAGATAAATTATATTTTTCTTCTAATTTATTATAAGACCTCCAACGACCATTATCAGACATCTTCTCAGTTTCTTCTTTTTCTATTTTTTCATTTGACTTTAGCTCCTCCGACTCTTCTTCAATTGGCTCTCCATATTCGTCTAAAGAAGAATCAATTATATTTCCCTCTTCATCCAAATTTGAATATTCTGCATAAGGATTCTCTTGCATAGGCTCTTCCACTTCTTCTAAAGGAATGCTAGTCTTGTCAATAAGCCATTGAGTAGACACTTTAACTTTATCTTTCTCAATTAACTTATCAACAATATTTCCTGCCTGTTCTCTACTCTTATCAGAAAATTCTCCAGAAAATACATGAACT